AAGTAATAGCAAATCTAGGTGATAAAAAAACCAAAGAAAATCTTGATTCATTTGAAGAAGTCCAAGATTTTATGGATAAAATGGTTAAACGAAATGCTATTTCTGTTAACGTTACTAAGTTTGATAAAGATAAAAACCAAACTATCAAATATAATTGGGTAGGGGATAAATGGGAACAAGTATCCAAATCCGATATTAATGAATCTGAATTGGAAGAAGCCGAATTCAAAGGTAAAGACGTACCGTTAAATAAACCTAAAAGAGGCGGTCCTAAAAAGTTTGTAGTTTATACTAAAAACGATAAAGGAAACGTAGTAAAAGTTAATTTTGGTGGCACAACAGGATTAAACGTAAAAATAGATGAGCCTGGAGCTAGAGCTTCTTTTGCCGCTCGTCATAAATGTGCTCAGAAAAAAGACAAGACTGCACCAGGGTACTGGGCTTGTAATATTGGACGTTATTGGAAATCACTAGGTGGAAAAAGAAATTTTAGCGGATACTGGTAGACCTTACACCGAAGAAGGAGAAATCAGAATATTCCCAGCAGATATTCAAAAAAAAGATTTAGTCTGGCATAGAGACCGGGAAGATCGTATAATTGAACCTCTACATGAGACGGATTGGCAATTTCAATACGATAATGAAGTGCCTATCCCTTTAGATAGACTATTTATACAAAAGGATACCTACCATAGGTTGGTAAAAGGTACCGGCAGTTTAAAACTTAAAGTGATAAAAATTGGCTAAAATTGTTGTAAATAATTATTCTCCTACTAAAAATACAAAAAGACCAGGAGTACATTCAAAGAGTAAAACATCAAAGCTTAAGAGTAGTAAAAACTACAAAAAAGCATATAAAGGACAAGGAAGATGAAACTATCAGACATTATCTTAGAACAGGAACTAGAATCACAGCATATATCTGCCGACCAGGCATTTGCAATTTACGATTTTCTTAAAAAGCGGTTACACCAACCTGCTCTAGATGCTGGACTAAGAATGTCGGTATTTGAACAAGAATTTCCTCTAGCTACAGCTTTTTATAAAGAGATAGGTGGTTTGAATGAAGGAATAGATGAAGGTCTATTAGATAGAATCGGTAAAATTGAGATTATGTACACCGATAGAGGTAAATTTTATGCAGTAAAAGTAGACGAAATAGACTAAGTAAACTAAATTTAGATGACACTAACGATCTTTTAAGCTACTTAGATATAGAAGGACAACTTACACAATATTTAGATCCAGAACAAGAAAAAGTTTTAGATTCTATAGTAAAACAACTTCAAGCCCAAGATATAGAAGCTTCATGGGACGATACAATGGACGTATCATAGTTGTTTATTCCAATTTTATTTCGTATATTACATATAATAGTTACGGACTAACGTATGGATTATACATTCCTACTAGGCTCTATTGAGAATATATTAGGTAAATCTCATAAAAGAGCTAGAGAAAATTACGCTTTCCACTGCCCTTTCTGCAATCACAGAAAGCCAAAGTTGGAAATTAATATGGCAACCAACCAAGAGGGGCATAACCCTTGGGAATGTTGGGTATGTCAAACTAGAGGACGTACAATTAGATCTCTTCTCAAACAACTTAAAACTCCTAGAGATCAAGCAGCTGAAATATTAAAGTACCTTCCTAAAGGCTTACAAATAGAATATAAACAGCTATCTATAATAGAACTACCGAAAGAGTATCAACCTTTATATTCCGCTTCATCTACATCAGTAGTTGCAAATCTTGTAAAAAAATACTTATATGAACGTGGGCTTACCGACAATGATTTTATTAAATACGGTATTGGATACTGCACAAGTGGAGAGTATGGAGGACGAGTTATTGTACCAAGTTATACTTCATCCGGAACACTCAACTTTTTTGTTGCAAGAAGCTATGATGGCAACTACTTTAAATATAAGAATCCGGAAGCTTCCAAAGACATAATCTTTTTTGAGAATCTTATAAACTGGTCACAGCCTATAGTTTTATGCGAAGGAGCATTCGATGCCATAGCTATTAAAAGAAATGCAATACCAATACTCGGTAAAAATATATCTCAATCACTTTATAAAAAAATATTAACTTCCCCTCTAACAGATATCTACATAGCTTTAGATGCTGACGCTCAAGATAGAGCATTAGAAGTAGCAGAGAAATTTTTAAATCAAGGTAAAAGAGTCTTCCTGGTGGATATGAAAGACAAAGATCCATCTGATATGGGGTTTAAGACATTTACCACATATATACAATCAGCAGAAGAATTAGACTTGTCTGGTCTAATGCTGCACAAACTAGACCTATGATAAAACAAGGAATGAATATTCTCGAACAAAACGAGAAAAACAGACTTGACTTTAACCCAGAATTAAAACAGATAAACTTTTTAGATAGAAGAGTTTATAAAAGATCGGAAGGAGTATACTATCCGTCCGTAACCACAATACTCCAATATATGCCCAAGAATAAGTTTTTTGAGTCTTGGCTCAAAGACGTTGGGCATAACGCCGATCTTATTATGCGTAAAGCAGGTAAAGAAGGAACACAAGTACATGAAGCAGCCGAAAAACTCGTTAAAGGAGAAGAAGTTAGCTGGATGGATAATTACGGCAATGCTAAATATTCTCAAACTGTATGGGAGATGATTCTTAAGTTTGCTGAATTTTGGAGAACTCATAAACCTGAACTAATCTCATCAGAGCAGTTTGTCTGGTCGGATAAATATAAATACGCAGGTACAGCAGATATTGTTTGTAAAATGAACGGAGAGGTTTGGTTAATAGATCTTAAAACATCTAACAGTATTCATAAATCTTACGACCTTCAACTTGCATCATATGCTAAAGGATTAGAAGAAAGTAGAAATATAAAAATTGAACGTACAGGTATACTTTGGTTAAAAGCACATTCTAGAGGTCCATCAAAGCAAAAGAATGTAATTCAAGGTCAAGGATGGAAACTCCTACAAATAGATGAAATAGATAAAAATTTTGAACTATTTAAACTTATCTATAAGTTATATGAATTAGAGAACCCTAATACAGAACCTATTTATAACAAATACCCAACTACAATAAAAGTATGAAAAAAGCTTGGATAATTGCGTTTTTTTTCTTATCTTTACAAAGCTGCGGTACTTTCCAACTATCAACAGTAGGATATCAACCGCAAAAGCAAGTAAAGGTTATAGTAGAACATGATTATCATTCACATTGGCATTTTGGATTAACAGACCCTTACTGGAGGTATAGACTGTATACTCGTCAACATTATCCAAGACGAGTTATAGTTAGACCTGCCACACCTAAGATAAGAGTAAAAGGTACAAGAAGTAGAAGTAAAACTAAAGGTAGAAGATGATAAAACTATCAGATATAATTTTAGAACAAAGTGGAAAACCTAAAGCCATAGTAATGGCAGGAGGTGCTGGTGCCGGGAAATCTTATCTTTTAAATCAATTAGGTTTAGAAGGATTAAAAAACTATAACCCTGATACTTATGTTGAAGATGAAAATCACCCATTCTTCAATAATCTATCTGCAGCAAGCGGACAAGTTGATAAAGATGTAGAAGCAGCAAGTGAAAAAGGTGAATCTTTTATTTGGGATACAACAGCTTCTAACCCATCTAAAGTTAGAGATCTTCTAGCAAAAGGATACGATGTATTTATGGTGATGATCTATACACATCCTATGATTTCATTTATAGGTAACTTCTCCAGAGACAGACGTATACCAAAGGCTGGTGTGTTTTTAACATGGAAAAATGTTTACAAATTGATAGATGATTATCAAAATCTTTTAGGTGATAACTTTGCTTTATTTGTAAATTTAAGAGAAGGAAAATATGATAAAGAGGTAGCTGACTTTAATAAAGCAGCAGAAAAAGGTGCTGAAGGTATTGAAGACTATCTTCAATCATATATGGAAGCACATGGTGGTAGAGAAGCATTTAAATCTACATTTAGTAAACCTTTTAAATTACCAGACGATTTAGAAAAAGAATTCAGAGCTTTGGCAGCTAATACTACAGTTGATTTAGAAGATGAATCTGCTTACAAACAACTTGCAAAAGATTTTCAAAAGTATCACCACCACTTCCAAAGCGGTAAATACGGTGCTGATAGAATACAAGATAAATACGATAAGCTTTTAGTTACTAGAGAGAAGTTAGCTCAAAATGCTTTAGGGGATTTAGAATCTATAGCTGATATGTTATTTGATTCTACCTTCCAGGAACTTCTAAAGAGCTCTTCAGTAAAAGAAATAGATAGTAGAATACAAAGATTTTTAGCATAATGGCAACAGCTTTATATCCAGGAGCATTCAAACCACCTCACAAAGGACATTTTAATGTCGTAAAGAATTTACTATCCGGTAACTTCTACGGTACAGAATATGCTTTTGACGACTATGAAGAAAAAGGAGATGATCTTTTAAAAGGTAAAGGTGGTAAGATTGATAAAATAGATAAAGTAGTTATCTTTATTGGTGGCGGTGAAAGAAACGGTATCGATGAAAAACAGGCTAAAGCTATTTGGGACCTATACACTAAATATCTACCCGGGGATGTTCAGGTACTGACAGGAGAAAAAAATCCTATGTTTGCAGCTAAAGAATATGCTAAAGCAAACCCTGACGAAACTTTTTATGCCGTTACCGGCATTAGATCATATCAAGATATTCCAGACCTAAGACGTGTGACTACATTTAAGTCTAGAGAAAATGTTAAAGGTCTTGCAATGACCAACCCTACCAATGATACAAGTTTAAGAGCAAGCAACCTACGTAAAGCTGTACTTTCAGGAAACTTTCATGATGCTGCAGACTACTTTCCAGATGAAGTAGACGGTCAAGATGTATTACGAATATTAAAAATGATAAAGACATCTATTATAGCAGAAGCTATGAAAGATAAAGTAGAAGGTATTTTTGAAGCTTGGTTTGATAATAAAGAGAATTTAGAGGAAGGTTCAAGCGGAGTACCAGTCAGACAGAATACTCCTCTTCCCTCAGAAGAAAGAGCAGATCTTGCAGATTTATACCAAAAGTTACACGATGTTATTGATACGTCTAAATATACTTTATCTTTCTTTCAAAAATATATTCATATAAAAATTAAAGACGAAGATACTCCTAGAGGATTTGATTATACACCGTATATGTCTTCTATCTTAGAATATATGATAGATGAAGGTATGAAAATACTACCTCTACCGGAGGTAAAGATTCGTAGAGATATAGAAGAATCAGAAAACTTTTTCGGTAAAACTGCATACTACGATCCTAACCAAAAAGAAGTGGTATTGTATGTAGAAGGCAGACACCCAAAAGACGTTATGAGATCCTTCACCCATGAAATGGTACACCATATCCAGAATCTAGAAGGTAGGTTAGGTGGTATTGGTACTACAAATACAAATGAAGATGATCATTTAAAAGAAATAGAAAAAGAAGCATATCTTACCGGCAATATAACATTTAGAAACTGGGAAGATAGTATAAAGAATGGAGATGATACTTTAAATGAAGATATATCAAAATCAGAATTAGATGCTATTGAAAAATATGCCGATAATTTAAAAGACTTTAAAACATCAACACCAGTTTACACTTTACAAGAAGGTAAATACGATAAGATATCAAATCAGCTCTCTCGCATTGCTTTTGAAGCATTTAAAGATGCTTATGACTCAGGT